TGTCCTGCGGTGGCTTTGTTGGCAACCGTTCCTGGGGCGAAGTTGGCGAGGTCCATGTAATAGCCCACTCCCACCGTGCCTCCGAAGCCCATCTGCACGTCCACTCGGACAGCTTCAATGGGATGTTGATTCGCACCTGGTGCTGAAGGAAGCAAGCCCAAAGCGACCGCCAGGTTTACTGGAGTGCCGGAGGTGATGTTCGATATGAGCGCGTTGATTCGCATGTGAAACTCCTATTGCTGAGGTTGAGGCTGAAGGCTGTCGATGAAGGCTCCGACGCGGGAGATGCCGTTGCCCGTGGTGACCAGCGGTTTCCCTGCTTTCGCGGCGTTCGCGCGCCCCCAATCAATTGCCGCGGCGAGACGCGCCTTCATCGCTGGATCGCTGAGTACCGTCGCCGCCACCGCCGCGGCGCCGGCTACGCTCCCCACCACCGGACCAGCCAAGTGCCCCGCGCCAGCAACGGCGCCTGCACCGATGCCGATATTCTTGATCGTGTTCAGTGCTGCGGTCGGCCCTCCGCCGAACAGGCTGCCGGCATTGCTGTGCTTGTGTACGGCCTGCTCCAGCATGCCCTGCAAGTTGATGAATTTCTGCTGCTGCGCGTTCAGCTCCTTAATCTCGGGGAGCTGATTTTCGATTTCTTCCTTGAGTCCCGCGGCTAGGCCCTTTTCTGCCTTCGCCGTGGCTGCGAGTTGGGGCGGTGGACTAGGGCCGTACTTGTTGTTGGCATACGTGCCTGACTTCAGAGCTTCAGCGCGCGCGACCGGGATTGGGCCTGGATTCGAGGCGAGGAAGTTGGCCTTCACCTTGTTGATGTCGGCGATGTCTTTTTGCGGGTTAACCTGCGAAGCACCGGCCGACCCCTGGGCTAGAACGTCCAGCCGTTGCGCCACGGACTCAGGGTTGACCATTGCCGGAGATGCAGCCTCCCTCGCCTGTTTCGCTTGCTGAAGATCCTCTACGGCCTGAGTTATTTTCTGCACGCCAGCATCGCTCAGCGGAATCTTCTCTTCTCCCATCGTCCGCGCGGCGGCTTGCACGGCGAGAGGATCGGCATTGACCGTATAGCCTCCCTTGAGAGAGAGCTTGCGCAGCTTCTGCGAGGTCCAGTCGCCGAAGTTATCAGCGACCTTTGAAAGGCCCGTAACGTCGGCCGCCTTCCCTGCGAGGCTCAGCGGATTGGCTACGTCCGAAACCGTGGAGGCAACCTTCCCGACTTTTGCCGCGGCGTTCGCTACGGCGTCGGCTTTCAGCGCATCGGCTCCCAACTCCACGCCTTTAGCGACTCCACCCCCGGCAGATGCCAGAGCTGCAACGTCGGACAGTACGCCTACCGGATCGTTGTAGAGCGTCTGCCTGAACTTGTCGAAACTCCCATAGCGATCGGAGTACATCTTCACCAGGGCATTGACGTTCTCGCCGTGGGACTGACCGGCGACGGCCGGCTGGCCTGTCTTCTCTGACATGCCCTCGAAGAGGTTTTTCACCCCTTCCAATGTGTCTCCCGGATGCAAGAGGGGGCCCGCCATATCCCCGACGAACTTTCCCGCGGAGCTGAGCGTGTTACTGAGGAAGCCGCCGATTGAGGGCTTATCGCCGGGCGCATGATCATCGGTCGATTGCCACTGCTGGCCACCGGCGCCGGCCGCCGGCGCGTGATCGTCGGTCGATTGCCACTGAGGCGAGGGCGTCATTTACGGTTGCACCTCGGATTGAAACTGTTTCGGGTTCTGTGGATTGACAGCGGTGATCTTCATCTTCTGGCCGGTCTTGCTCAGGTAGGTCTTCCCCACGTCGGCCGAAGAAAGCGTTGCTGGCATGGGAGGTACCCCACCCCCGCCGGCCTGGCCAGCCCCGCCCCGTCCCTGTCCCGCCGCATTGATTGGCGCGTTCGGGAATCCCGGCGTGAAGCCAGGGCGCGTCTGCCCACCGAATCGCTGTTTTTCCGCGGTCAGAATGCCGCTGCGCGCGCTCCGCTCCACCGCGTCAAGGCTGCCCTGAATGAGTGGCGCAGTCTCACTCACGCGCGGGGAGGTTTTCTCCAACATCGACATAAGCTGCTGCGGAGGTCTGCCACCGAATAGAGCCTTCCCTTCGCGCATGAAGAGGTAGGTCATGGAGCCGCGGAGGTCTTGCGCCTTCTGGGCTTGCTCCGGAGTCAGTCCGGTAGTAGCGCCGACCCCCATTTCGGCTTGGCCCAGCCGTCCCAGAATCGGTCCGATGCGCTGCTGAATCGCCGGGTCCTGGAGAATACTCCGAATGTTCGTGACATGCTGCAATGCCACCTGGCCCAGCTCGTCCGTCTTCTGCAACTCGGCCGAGAGCTTGACTGGTATCGGCAGTCCCGTTGCTTGCTGCCAGGCCAAGGCCACTGGGCCTTTCTCCTGGGGAGTTAGTTCGTGGAAGACGTCCGGGTTTTGCTTCATCATCTCCACGTATCCCTGGACGCCTGCCTTCTGCTCGCGGAGTTGATCCAGCCTAGCCTGTGTCATCTCATTGGCGAGCTGGTGAGTGGCTGCCACATCCGGGCTGGCGTTGAGACCCTTCGCCGCGGCGAAGACTGCCGGCGCCGCTTCAGCCGGGAGCTGAGATTGCCAGGGCTTCGACGGGTCGAGCGTGATGTTGTTTTTCTTCGCGTAGAGCGCGGCCGCAGCATTCAGTGCCTGTTCGTCAGCGGAGAGAGTAGTCGGCTTCGCAGCTTTTGCCTGCTCATCCGGCGTCATACCCAGCATCCGGAGAGTCTGCACCGACTTCTGCGGATCGTATTGCCCCGGAGGAACCGCACTAAAGATCCGCTGTGATTGCTCAGGGGGCAGCTTCCCCACCCGATCCGCGTACTCCTGAGCACTCGCCGGTGGAGCTGCCGCCAGTGCTGAGATGTTATTGCCGAAGCTCTGCTGGGCACTCTCGCGCGCTTCCTTCGCCTGCCCGGTAGTGGCGATCGTCTGCCGCGCTCCGGCCTGTGTCTCCGACGCCATCAGCTCCCGCTGCTTTGGCGAAGCCTGGATAAATCCATCCGCTATCTGCTGGGTAAGCTGCTTCGCCCCAGCTCCGGACGGGTCCTGCGTCAGTGAGTTCTGGATCGCTGTGATGAGAGGTGCGACGTGCTGCGGATCGACTGCCTTCGACTGGACAGCGTGGGTTGCCATGGTGACGAACAGGTGAGGATCGTAGTCCGACGCTTTGAGCGTGGCGCCGATGGTTCCAGCATAATCCTGCTGTTGAACGGCTACCTTGCCGTTGGTTTCGGCCAGATCTGCCGTGGATTTCTGGAAGTCGGTGATGCCCTTCATGACCGTGGGGATGGCGGCACCGGCGCCGTGGGTTGCCAGGGCGTTGCTCAGCTTGGCTGTGTCGATTGTCGACTTGCCGGAGGCATCGGTTGTCAGAGCTCCCATGTAAGCAGCGTTGATCTGCCTGGTCTGGTCGATCTGCATCTGCCGCTGCTGCATCTCCTGCTGGGTGGATTGCTGCGAGAGTTGCTGCCCCTTGATGGCTTGCAGCCTGGCTAAAGTTTCCAGAGGATCACTGCTCTGCGGCGGAGTGATCTGAAACGGCTGGACCTCTGGCCCCGGTGGTGCGAATTCGATTCCTGGCATGTGTTTTCTATCTGCCTCCTAGGGTCCGTAGGTCGTCAAGAAATTGTTTGCGGCCGTGCCGATCCCGCCCAGCATTCCGTTCCAAGCATTCGCTGCTCCGAGGTCGCCTTGGGCTTGTGCTTTCCCGGCATTGATTTGTGCGTTGGCGAGGAAGTTGGCTCCGGAGAGCGTATTCTGCGCGGTGGTGTTGGCGGCTCCGATGGTTGCTCCGCCTCCCCATTCGTTGGTGTTGATCCCGGCGGAGCCTCCGTATTGGGCTGCGTTCTCGGCCAAAGTGCCACCATATTGAGCAGCTTGAGTGCCCTGGGTTCCGGCGTATTCGGAGGTGCCCACTCCGGCGGTTCCGGCATATTGGGCGGCACTCTGCCCTATCTGGCCAGCTGCTTCCGTGCCCTGTTGTCCCATTCCAGCCAAGGTGCTGAGCTGGCCGAATTGCTGCTGCTGCTGGCCCTGGTACTGACTGAAGGCGTTGTTGAAGGCGGTGTTGGCGTAATTCTGGGTGTATTGCTGGAGGGCCTTATTGGCGCCGCCGGATCCGGTCAATCCTTGAGCTGCCTGCTGCGCCTGCAAAGCCTGCGTGCCCTGCTGAAGTTGAAAGCCATAGGCGGGCGAATACTGCGACATCATCGACGCGGTAAAGGGAGTGCTGAGGCTTCCCCCTGGTGCCGTCCCTGTGGCCAGCTGCTGGGCTGCGGTCGATCCGGTTGAGGTATAGGGGCTGAGAGCCGTGGCGAGCTGCTGGGCGTTGCTGGTGGCCCCTGAGCCGGCCGCTGCTCCTGCCTGAGTAGCTCCTGTCCCTGCTGCTGTGGCTGCCTGAGTGGCACCCTGTGCACCTGCCGTGGCGGCTCCGGTGGCTCCGGTAGCGGCCGCAGTTCCTGCGCCTTCTACCCCCGTGGCTGCGCTTTGGGCTGCATTGGTGATGGTCGGATTGACCTGCTGAACCGCATTAGTGACGGTTTGCCCGGCTTGGTTCTCGGCATTCGAGATCGAGTTCGCAGCGTTGTGGCTTGCACTCGCTCCCTGGATTCCGCCGATGATGCCCGTGATGATGGATGGCATGGTTTAGACCCCTGGCCTGCTGCGCCCCATGAGCACCTGGTCCCACAGCTTGCCGTGCTTCTGAAAAGACTTTTCGTTGATTCCGAAGGGAAGTAGGCTCATTCCTCGCGGATCTGTCCCGTACCGCACCGCTGCCCGATTGCAGGCTGGGACGCTGGCAATGAGCCGTTTGCAGGCTGTGTCGTTCCACACCCACTCCGCCACTTCGCGGCCGGCCTGAAGCGTCAGGCTGCGCGGAGTCCCTCGAAACAGAGCGACGTGTGCCCACCAGCAGATTTCGTTCTCGGGGTAGAAACAGAACATCCCGAAGAGCCGTCTGCCATTCCTGTCTCCGTATCCCCAGACCAGGACGTAGCGGATCGAGGGATGATCGTTCACCTTGAAATCCGATGGCGTTGGCGCAAAGTCATCGCCCATGTACGGATAGATCCCTGGATTCGTAAGGATGCTTCTCACCATTGGGAAGCGGTCTACTTCGTCTCCGCGGATCGATTCGAAGATCATGGCTTCTTACCGAAGGTGCTTCGATCGCGGCATCCGCACCACGGGCGCGGCGTGGCTGGGAGAAGGAGCCGAGCACGGGCCGTTGACACAGACCCAGGCGCCGGTTGTCATCCCCTGACCGAGAAGCGCTTGGTACTCGCCCGGATTCATCGCAAAAAGAATCGCCATAAAGGCGTTCACCGCCCACATCCACATCGTCTGTTTTCCTTTCGAAACGCTAAGCGCGTAACCAGAACGACCGCTTAAAATATGGCGGCAGACAGCCCTTTCCGACAGTCCCATCCGGCGTAGCGAAGACCGGCTGCGTCACCGTGGGCGTATGGGTGTGCGGATTTTTGGCACAGAGGTCTGATCCTGTTCCGGCTGAGTCCCAGCCCGCATCTGTGTCGTTGCCGATGCTGACCCCCACACCAGAGCTCATGACCGGGGCCAGGCCACTAAACACGTTCAGCGACCATCCGCTGCCGACGATCATGCCGAACACGCCGTTCATGTTGTCGGTGGTGATGTTGCTGGTTGTTCCATCGTGATTCAGGCAGGTGTAGGTGCCGCCATCCATGGGATACCAGCCATTGGTGCCGACCGAACCGCCTCCCTGTGGCGCACTGCCGCTCGATCCCATCTGGACGAACTGTGATCCACCGTCGCCCGATGCGAAGTTCCAGCCGGATCCGGTCCAGACCATCGCATGCCCATAGGTGGACTCAGCCACCGGCCAGCCGGCCTCGGAAGCGGTAAGTAGTCCAGCGAGCGTCGCCAGAATCGAGTAGGTACTGCGAGTCGTGCCTGAAACATATTGCCACGCGGTTCCGCTCCACCTCTCTGTAACCGTGTAGTCCGAGGAGAAGAAGGTGAAGCCAGCATCATTCGTCCCCAGCCCGCTGGGTCGGTTGGCGAAGATGTTGGTGTAGACTCCGCTCAGGTAAACCCACTGATTCGAGCCAGAAACGACCTGGATGATGTATTCCACCTCCCGATCCGTCTGGCTGGAGTTGGTCTCAAAGAATCGCGTGCCGACCGGGTAATTCGCTGCCGGGTAGTTCGCCAGCCGGTTCGCGTGCGTGTCTTCAATCGTCGGCAGGGCGCCCGCTGGAACCCACACGCTTCCGTAGGTCGCGTAAAGGGCTGTGGTGTCCGTTTCGCGAAACAACGTCCCCGGCGGATAATTGGCCGCCGGGTAGTTTGCCACGCGGCTGGCGTGCGTGTCCTGCAACACTGGAGGGCAAGCAGGGAGGATCCAAGCACCCTGGTATGCCTGGTAAATCACTCCGGTGTCGGTTTCGCGGAAGAGCGTTCCGTCCGGATAGCTGCCGGTGTAATTCACCAGCCGGTTCTGATGCGTGTCTTCGAAGAATTGAACGCCGCTGAGCGTTGTCAGCTTATTGAAGAACGAGCTCCATTGCCGATCCAGCGCCACGAACGGCTGGCCCTGGAACATCGGGCTGCGCGTGGGAACGGTCGGCAGCTGGCTCATTGCGTCCCCTGAATGAACTGCACGTAAGCGTTCGCTATCCGGACGTCGAGTCCGACAGGGAGTGTCACCGGGGAGGCGCCCATCGAGCAGAAGCCCGGCGTCACCGTGGTTTGCAGCCTATCATTCGAATACTGCATCTCCAAGCTCACACCGGTGGTTGCGGTCTGCCAGCTCAAGAGCTGGAAGATGAAATCTCGCCCATAGCCCACGCGGTTCCAGTAGAGCCGCTGGGTTCCGTTCATCCCCGCGGCGTCGGTGGTGTCGCAGTCCAGCTCGAACTTGCTATAAAATCGATTCAGGTTTTCCTGGGTGAGATGCTGAGCATGCCTCAGCCTGTAAATCGCAGTCCCGTTGTCATCGAGGAGTGCCGATGACATGATGTAGACGTTGCCGTTCTGCCAGTCGCCGACGAAGTGCTGCTCGCTCGTGGCCGAGGTGAAGTAGACTACCGCGTGACACGCTGCACGAACCCGATCCCAACTCGCTCCGTTCCACCAGCCGCGTTCATGCCACCAGCCCGTCTTCAGGTCATAGACCCAGGTGTGATTTGCGGTGGGAAAGTTGATCAGCCAGAACTCATGGCCGCGCTCGATGTAGCTAAATGCCACCGCATCGCCGATCGTGACGTATGTGGCCCAAGCGCTCTCGACTGCCGGCGTGGAGATCTGGACCGGGTTGTAGCCCACTGCATAATAGGCGCGCCGACTGCCCCGGCTCATGTCGCCCCCGATCCATGCCACCCCGTTGCCTAAGCGGGTGACGCTCCAGCGTGCCTGGCAGCCCAGGTGCATCACGTAGGAATTGTTGGGCGCGAAGGGGTTGTTCGACACGCCCACGTCCTGCCACACCTCGGTGCACTGCAGATCGCCGAAAGTGAGCACCTCTTCGTGATCGGCCTGCAGCGCCCCGACGTTATCGGGGTATGCCGCCTTCACGAAGGTGCTGAGCGGATTCCACTGCGTTCCGTCATTGATCGCGGAATAGTAGACCGTCTTCGTCGGTGGGTTGGGGAAAAGTAAAAAGTAGCCATCGAGAAAGGTGCCCTGCGATGCGGTGACATAGTTCGAGGCCAGATTCCCCGTGCCACCGGTGGACCCAATCGTCCCGACCACGGCATTCAGATTGGCTTTTCCGGTAGGAACGCCGCCGGCTCCGAGCACCAGCGATTGGATCACGTAGGTTCCCACAGTGAATCCGGTTCCTCCGGTGATCTGAATCTGTTGCCCTACATTCGTTGCGCTGAACGGATGCAGCGCGGAGGAAATCACGTTCGAGGCACCGACGATCTGCAGGTCGGTATAAGCCACGCTCCCCAGCCATTCGATGGCGGTGCCGAGATTGGATCCCGGCGTACCCCAAGCGGAAGTGCCGATGGCTTCGCCGGATCCGTTCACTGAGGCAACCACTTGCGAGAGCGGAGTGAAGCCGGATCCGCCGGTGATCTGGATGGTGAGGCCTACATCCGAAGGTCCGAAGAAATTCCCCGTCGCAGTGGTCAGCGTCTTACCGCTTGGATCGGCTGGATCGATCACCAGGTCGGTGAGCTGCACGGAAAACTGACACTGCACCGGCCCATTGCCGTTGTCGCAATAGGCATAGCCCCCGGAGATAACGAGCAACTGATTGCCGTTCGCCAGCAACTGCGCCGGCTTGCCATCGTTGACAACCGTTCCTCCCGCTGGTCCTACTCCGCTTGCTCCACTGAAGCCAGGAGTCGAGCGATCCACATAGGTGCCGTTGTAGAAAATCTGATAGAGGTGCGTGCCACCAACGGCATAGAGCACACCATCTCCTGGAAACAAGCCGCGCACTGGACCGGTCGGCAGGGTGATGAACAGAGACAGCCCCGGAGTGCGGACCAGGGTACAGCGCGAGTTTTTCTCTCCACCCGACAATCCGCGTGCGTCGTAGGATAGATCCGCGGTTTCAGGGATCCAGTTGATGGTCCGTTCGCTCGATATATTGATTGAGGCCGAAGTGTTCGACGGCCCGCAGAAGTTGTCGAAGCGCACTTATGCCGGGCCTCCGGTGTAGTAGTTGAAGTCGCCGCCTTTACTTCTGCCCCGGGTTCCGTAATCGATGGTCTGGATGCGCGGCGTCTGCGCGTTGTTCCCCTGAATCGCCAAACGTGCTTTTCTTGCCCGCTCGACTAAGCTCGCCGGCGGTTCCTGATTCAGAAACGGCTGACACAGGGCCTCGGCGAGCGTGAGCGAGAGACCGGCAAAATAGGCGGGAGGGGCGGAGAAGGCAACGGTCACCGAAGCGGCTTGCAGCAGGGTCACCCAGGTCTGGAGCCTGACGCCATAGGCAAATTCCGGCACTGGCCAGAAGTTGAGCTGCCCATTCGGCCAGTCCGCTTCGTAGTAGAGATCGGTCGGGACGTTGGTAGTGAGCGCTTTCACCCGCTGGTTGTTCCACCAGTCCTTATCCCGGATATTCAACGGGACATCCACGTTCGGCGTTTGCGTGTTGAGGATCAGCGCTCCACCATCGATGCGGACGGGACGGACGTTAACGCCGAAGTCAGGGGAGACTAGGCCAGGTCCGATCAAGTGGGGAGCATGGCCAGGGGTGAGGGTGAAGCTCTGGAAGGTCGAGGCATAGGCGTAGGGAAACTTCGCCTGCCACTCATCGAGGATGCGATTGAGGTAGACCAGCCCATCCGATTGCTCCGCCGCACTGAGCAGCCCAGCTCCCGGACGCTTCAGAATGTGGGCATCACGGAAAGCGGTATAGAGTACATCGCTGATGAGCATGGGAGGCCTTCCTTACGCCACGCGCTGGGCGGGAGGTGATGTTGGATTCGGGCCGGGCCCTTCGACGGGCTGCGACGGCGCCGGCGCATTGAACAGCTCGGCGTTCAATTGCACTATTACTTGCTTTGCGCGTTCGGCCGCGGCGTTCAGTTCCTCGGTGAGCGGTCGGCCGAAAGCTGGACACAGTTCACGCGCCAAGAGGTTCACGAAGGCGAGCTCATAGCCCGGCGCCCAAGTGACCGTGCCTGAAGTGTTCGGTAGTGCCGTGATCACCTGGTAGGTCCAGAGATTCACACTGCCGGCCGCCGGCTTGGGAGTGATGGAGATGTTTCCGGTGGGAAACCCTTCGTCGTACATCAGGTCTTCGACGTAGATCCCGGTTCGGGTCTTGTCGGGGATCGACACCCAGCGCTCGGCGTTGGCGATATTGATCGGCTTCTCAACGCCATTGACTGCCACGGTAGACGCAGCGATGATCTTCACTGGGCGCACGGGTGCGGCCCAAGTCTGCCCCGGACCAAAGGTATAGGAAGCAGCTCCGGAGAGAGCATAGGTTCCGAGGTTCAATCCAACGACTGACAGTTTCTCGGCCGACATGGAGTCGAGCAGCCGGTTGCCGACACGTAATGCCAGGGCCAAATCGTCGGTGTTGGCGGCCTGGCCGGTGGTTACGGCACCGATGTAAATCAAGGCGTCGGTCAAGATGTCGCTGATATTTGACACTTCGGGCCTCCAGCTTCAGAGCTCTGAGGAAATGGACCTGCTACTGCTTTCGCTTGCGGGCTTGCTTGTCGAGGGCGGCCGCTTCCGCCTTCTCGTCGTCGCTCAATTCGGGCTCGGCGGGAGGCTCGGCCGGGAAGGGCTTCACGCGCCAGCCTTCAGCGATCGCGGCTTGCTTCTCTTCCTCGTCCTGCACGATCCGGTGCTTGCGGGTGCCGTGATGGTAGAGCACGTAAGGGAAGGGCTGCACCGTCTGATCGGGATCATGCGGAGGATTGTTTAGGTCGAATTCCTTCATCCGGCCAATCGAGGTATCCTGCGGCGATTTGGCCAGCAACAGGCGGAGCTGCTGCGTTTCCTGCGGTGTCAGTTTCGATGTGTCCACGATTGGTTCACTTTCTGACCGGCCATAGATTGAGATCATGGCTTGCCGCTGTTGTGCGGGAGTTAGATTGCTCGATCGCCGGCTGGCTTCGTTGATTGGCATGTCTGGGAAAAAGGTGGGGCGCCGCTGATCGACGCCCCGAGTCAAGGAGAATCGCTACTGCTGGACGCAATAGGAGCCCGGCTGAATGGTGAGCGTGCCCGAACCGTTCGATGCAGCCAGTAGCTGCACCGTGCCGGCGTTCACGCCGTTATTGAGACCGAGAACCACCGTGTCGTGCAGGTTGGTCGAGGTCGACACGGTTCCGGCATTCGCCATCGATCCGGAGAAGGCGACGACGGAGGCGTCGCTATAGGTCGAGGTCGTCACCGAGCTATGCGCGCTCGACATCACGGAAGTGGGTGAACTGGGGCCGGTGAACTCGTACTTCGGACCTCCGGTGGCCGTCCCGGTTTGCCAGATGATCTCGCACCGCAGCGTATAAGACACTCCGGCATGAACCGGGAATGCCATGCCCGCCACGTTCGAGAAGGTGGTCGTGGCGTTGGTGTAAGTCGTCGACAGCGTCTGAACCACCGGATAGTTGGTGGTTCCAGAGATCACCACCACCCACGTTCCGACACCATTGGTGCCGGTGACGCAGTTGAAGATGTACTGGTCGACGTAATCGATCAGGGGGAGGATCGGCTGCTGAGAGGCCGTGCAGCTGCCCCACCGCGGATAAGCGGTGAAGGGGCCGCTCTGACCCGGCGTTCCGGCATAGACCACCTGGCCCATATTGTGGGTGGTGGCTCTGGTGCCGTTGGCGCCGCGGGTTACGGTCAGTGTGGTGCCGTTGACCGCTTCCACGTGGAACGCCTCGGTGTCGATGTAGAGATCGGTTGAGGTGCCGGCCGACAGGTTCGGCGCGGTGATGTTGGTGGCGGAAGCGACCACTATGGTGCGCATGCTGGTCGTGGTGATGGCAGTGGAGAGCGTGGTTTGCGTGGTGGTGGCCTGTGCGAACAGGCCCACGGAAGCGAAGGCCATCAGCACGATGGCCAGAGTGAGGACGTGCAAAATACGTTTCATGGTTGGTTGAGAATCCTTTCGATAGAGTTCGGGCCCGGAGCATGGCCTCAGGCCCGGTCAGCTCTTTACGCTCCGAGGACGCAGACCGCGCCGTTCGATTGGTACAGATTGCCGAAGCCGGCCAGGCTGTCGATGCGGTTGATGTTCATCGAACGCACCGGATCCCATGCTTTGACTTTGCGCACTTGGATGCCAGTGTCAGGATCCTGTGCGGATCCGGAGGCTTCTACGGCCTGCGGGACGTAGAGTTTGCCGCCGACTAAGGCGAAAGCGTGACGGGAGAGGCCGAGGCCTACAGTTCCGGTCTTGCCGTTGGGCGAAGCGGTTCCGGGCCAGAGGGTCAGCGCGGCGCCGGCCACTGGCAGGTTATCCACGTTCTGATACTGCGAACCGGGGCCATAGATCGCCGGCAGAATGTTGATCGTCGAGCCAGCGTTCGCCAGCGAGTAGCTCTGCTGCACGGTGAAGGTGCGCACACTAAGCGGACCAGCGGAGCGCCGCGTCATCGGGTTGACCGCGTTGACGTTGAGGATGGAGATCTTGTCTCCCGCGTTGATGGTGTCGCCGGTGGTGCCGCCCGAGATGTTGAGCGAAGTGCCGGACGAGCCAGCCGCGATTACCCAGCTGCCGGCCCAAGTGCCAGCGGTGGCTGCGTAGAGCGAGTTTGATTCGAAGAAATCGAATCCAGCCAGTTTGCCTATCGCTCCCTCTTTCCACATCGCGGTCAATTCATCGGCCGGATGGAAGATCGAGGTGATGTTCGAGCCCAGAGATTGCATTTGGCTCGAAGACACCAGCATGCAGCGCTTACCGGGAGGGCAGGCTTCCTGCATCAGGATCTGGCGCGCTTTGTAGTAGGTCGTGACCGAAGTGGGATCGGTGCCGAGGATGCCAACGATATTGGAAGCGTTCTGCCAGGCGAATTGAGCGCAGCGCTGATCGAATTCCTGCGCCATAGCCGCGGCCGCAGGATCGAAGTAATTCTCGTTGAGCTCTGCCTCGGAGCGTTCCAATTTCACCGCTTTTTCGTAGTCATCCCACTCAAAAGCGATCTGGATCCACTGATCGAGCGAGACCGTGGTCGAGATGCGGGAGATGCCTTGCGGCGCATAGCCCATGCCATCGGACACGAGGAAGCGCTGCGGAAATTTGATTGAGACCTGCGAGCCGGGAGCGAATTCTTTTTCGAAATCCTTTTCCCAGCTGCGGTTGAAGTACTCTGCGACGACCAGCTTGTTGAGTAGGAGGCGCAGGATCTTCATCGAGACCCAGTTCGTGTTGAGGAAATTGTTTGCCACCGGGGGCGCTACTTTCTATTGCGGTGGTGGGCGATCTCTTTGGCATCCTCGGCGTTTTTCCACCGGGTGAATGCGTTAGCATCGCCGCGTTCCACTGCGGCTAAGGCACTGGCGCTCTCGTCGGGTGCAGCGGAAGCTCTTCCGCTCACTTCCGCTGGAGGGGCGGGGGCCTTTGATTTCGGCTTTGCAGGAGGTTCAGTGGCCGATAGAAACTTGCCATCTTCGCCGCGCTGTGGCGTCCCGGACTCTTCGGCCGGTTTCGCTTGCGCCGCTAGGGTCGCGCCTTTAGCAAGCTCATCTTTGGTCAATTTCTCGACCAGAACCAGCTTGCGAACGGCTTCTGCGGGGTTCGATTTGGCGAGCGACAGAAACTCGGCATACTCGGCCGGATCCGATGCCATGACGTACAGCACATCGGTGATCACCGATGAGCTGCCGAGCATGATCTTCACCGCCGGGGAGACTTCCTTGTCGTTGAAGATCTCCTTTGCGGAGTCAACGATTTTGGTCTCGGCGTCGGCTCCATAACGCTTTTTGGCGTCATCGAGCTTGGCCTGCATCTCCTTGGCGCTGGCCTTCTGCGCGTCTTCCTGACGAGCTCGCTGAACGGCCTGGTTGGCTTTGTAGTCCGCCATGTCATCGTGGTACTTGTCCATAGCGGTTTCGAGCTCTTCCCAGGTTCCAGACCATGTCGCGCGATCGGGCTTCACAGGGGGCCCGTCGCCAGTAGCCGGTTTGGCGGTTGTCTCCGGTGCTGCTTTCGGCTTTTCGGCGGCGGCGGACTGCTGGTCCGCCTGTACTTCGCGTTTGAAGGTCTTAAGCTCGGCGGGCGAGAGTCCCGCTTTCTTCAGATCGGCGAGCAGTTCGTTGAGGCGAGTCTCCGCGTTATTGCGCGGCTTTGCTTCCTGCGTATGTTTACCAGCTTCCGAGGCTGGGGCAGCTTTTCCCGATTTGTCATCGGCGGATGCGGGTGCCGATTCCGCAGACGGCGTCGATTCCTTGGCTGCTTTTGGCTTATTAGCGGGAACTTCGCCCGTCATACGCCAGTTGCTGTAGCCCTCGGAATCGGTGGGAATTTCAAATGCAGTTGCTGCGGGTGACGATTCCGCAGCTGGAGCCATTACGTCTGCCATGCTGTTTGATCCTTTCGGACGCGCGCCCGTTTTCCGCCTGGGCAGGCGAGGTTTAAACTTGAGGTATGACTCGGCGCTTGCTCTTTGCAACGCTCGCAGGATGCGTGGTCGATCCCGAGCGGCTATTGTGGAGGCCTGGGTCTAAACTTATTTCAATCCCGAGATGCAGCCCGAACGACTACCTGTCCCTCCAGGAAGAGCTGCGCGTGAACTATTTCGATCCCGCTGTGGCTAATTGGGAGCGTCAGTGGACCGAACATCTCTTCAGCAGCCTCAGAAACATTCGCATCGGGTGACGGCCTGCCATTCCTTGTCGAGCCGGCCGCGCAGCTTCACGTTCTTGACTCCGCCGGCCAGCCCGCGCACGTACGCATTCGCGTCGTCCACGAACTTGTTCCAGTGAAGAATCAGCTGGTCTCCACATCCCGCGCTTTGCGCGAATAGGGAACCGGCAAAGAGCACGAGCGCCAGGCGCCGCACTTTACGCCGCCTGCTGCTCCTGGTCCGGTTGCTGCTGCTGTTGGTCCGCTGCTGCCTGCTGTTGCTGTGCCGCAGCTTGCTGTTGCTGCTGCGCCATGCCCTGTTCGTGGGCCTGATCGGACAGCTGTAATGCGATCTCGTGCCCTTGCGAATGCAATTGCTGGTAGAAGTCCTCAATGAACTTCATCCGCTCGTTGAGTGCCTGAGCCTTGGTGGTGATTTCGGCTGAGACCACCTGAGCGTCGATCTTGAGGCGTTCGATGGTGAGCACGTTTTCTTCGTGCATCTTGGCGACTTCGAGGCGGAACTGATTCTCCACCACCTTGCCCTGTTTCTCCAGCACCAGCTTCTGCAGTTCGGCCTGCAACTCCTGAACGACTGACTGGGCCTGCTGTAATTGCGCTTGCGCCTGTTGGAACTGGGCGGCCTGTTGCTGCCCGTTATCGGTGGGGCTGATCAGCTCGGCCATCTCGTCGCCCTTCGGACCCAGGTTTTTCATCTGGATCGACAGGGCGAGCAGTTTCGCGGCCTGCGGTGGCGCGATCGGCAGCTTCGGCAGCTCGCCAATCAAAAGATCGAGGAAATCGGACACCGCGTCGCGCTGCGAGTCGTAACTTGGCCCGGTCGAGACCGAAGTATCATGCTCGGCATCATCGATCGGATAGTGCACCGGCTGGCCGGTCTTCTCATCCGGATAGGGCTGTTTGGTGTTGATGCGGACCTTGCGGCGCGATTCGTCGGCTTTGAGTAACGACATTTCGCGCTCGGTGTCATAAACCACCGGGATCCAGGATTCGATCACTCGTCCTGCCAGACTCACTGCACGGTCAAAGCCATCGATGAAGTGATAGGAGCCAATTGCCTGCTCGTTCTGAATCCGATCGAGCGCTACGCCTGATTTCTCGTTGTTGCGCTGCGCTGCTGTGGGCAACGGCACGATTCCCATAGCGCTCTGAATCGCCCGCCGCTTGGAGTCGATCGCGACTTCGAATGACTGGAAGTTCGGGGTGAACTGCTCGCGCTCCGGAAGGGCAATCGGCATACCGCCCGGCCAGTTCTCGGGGATGTCTGCCTCAAGGAAGGCCTGCGGGATCTTGGTAACGTCCGTCCAGGCCTGCCGCGCGCTTTCGAACTGCCCTTTCCAACCGCGGTACGGGACCTTGGGTGAGAGGCCGGCCTCTTCGGCTTCCTGGGAGACCAAGTAGGCCAGGCCCATCTGCGGATCACGCGCCAGGCGGATCAGCGAGAACAGCACGCGCTCGGCTCGGCCGCCTTTATCGAGATACCGTTCCAAGCCGATCATCGGAATGATAGGGATGATTCCGCCTGGCTGCGGAACTTTCTTCAGAATCTCGATGCCGTTCGTGATGTACTGAACGACGCTGC